GCTTCGGTTGGAGTGACCCACTGGGCGTATTCGGCGTAGCTTAATGTTGAGGGGGGTGTAACAGCCCCCTTTTTCTAGGGTTTTGAGTCTTACGAACCGACCTAGCGGACGTTGCAGAGATCGTAAGGCGACGATTAACGACCCCCTGCAAGGGGTAAGGAATGTATCATGGGACTTGCTACTCATCTTGGTCCGTGGCTCCTTGGCACGGTTAAAAACTCCACCGCGACATCTACGACGGTCGCTACCACGGCTCTTGGCGTCGGTTTCGCCAACGGCTCCTATCGCAATACGGGCGCTACGACCTGTATCCAGACAGCTCCCGGCGCGGTCAACTTTTCCACGGCAGGTACGACGACGATTATCGGTATTCCGGGCAACGTCGTTAACGCGGTTGCTACGACGGCTTCGTCTACGACGATGACCCTTGTTGGTACGACCGCTGCCGCCGCCAATATCTTCTCGGGCATGACGGTTGTTGGCCCCGGCATCGTTGGTAACACCACTGTGGCTTCGGTTTCGGGTTCGACGGTTACGCTGTCGGCGGCGACTTCGACCACCGTTACGGCGCAGGGCTTTCAGTTCTTCAACGGTCTCGTAACGAATTCCAGCCCGTTGGTTTGCCCGACCAATATGAATCCGATGATTCTTCCGGCGGGCGCGTATATCAAGGACATCATTGTTGACGTTCTTACGGCGTTCAATCCGACCGCAGCGTCTGGCGGTACTTCGTCTATCACGATTCAGCTTTTGAACTCGACGGGTACGTACGTGCTAGGCGTGGTCAATGGCGGTTCGGGTGGGGCAACTATGACGATTCCTGTTGGACGCTACAGCATTGGCACCAACGCTGCGGGTTCTGGTACGGCAAGTGACGTTCTTCCGACGGCTTCGTCGCTTATGTATCTCAACAACGTCAGCGCGGGCCAGAATACCCCGACCGACCAGATCGTTCAGGCGGTCTACGCACAGGCGGGTACGACTCTGGTAGCGGCTACGACGGGACTTGCCACGGTTTCGATTGAGTACGCGGTGCGTAACCCGGACGGTACGTCTTTCCCACAGACGCCGAATATCACGTCGAACCCGTTGCAGGTTTCGTATTAATCTTCTGAACTGAATCTCGGGAGATTGTGATGACTGATATTTATGATGCTGGTACACCGGGGTTCAACAACGGCCTGACCAATAAAGGCGGGCCGTTGGGTTGGAAAGGTCTCAATGGCGCACCGTTCGTTGTTCAGGATCCTCGGGTCCGCGACACGAACGGTCGCCAGAAGATGTCGATCCACCAGAACATTTACGACGCAGACTTTGAATACGGCACCCAGCCGTTGCGTTGGGAGCAGTTCACGTACTCGACTTCTGGTACAGCGACGATCACCCACCTTCCGGGGTTGGGTGGCGTCCAGATGCAGATATATTCCAATGGAGACGTTACTGTTCGTCAGTCGCGTCCGTATCACCGGTACCAGCCGGGAAAGTCGCTTTACGTTGCATCGAACGTTAATTTCGGTGGCCCTCTGGCGGGGCAGGTTCAACGTGTCGGTATTTTTGATGACGGCAATGGTATTTTCTTTGAGCAAGCGGGTCCGACTACGGTCAATCCTTCGGGGATGTTTGTGGTTATCCGATCTGATTCTCAAAGTGTCAACGGCGCCATGCCGGTTGATACCCGAATTTCGTATGAGAATTGGAACGGCGACCCGAGCATCAAGAGCACTATTGACTGGACAAAAATCCAGATGGTTTGGCTTGAGTTCTCGTGGTACGGCGCAGGTTGCTTGCGTTGGGGCGTGATCCTCAATGGCGAACCGTACATCCTTCATCAGTATGGATCGGGTAACGGCATCAATCAGGCGACAGGACTTCCTCAGGCTCTTCCGTGGTCGCGTACGGGTAACCTCCCGGTTCGTTATGAACAACGCAATGTAAATGTTACTGCCCAAACAGTATTTCGTCATTTCGGCGTCTCAGTGCTTGTCGAAGGCACTATCGACCGGCAGCGCGGCTTTACGTACTCCTACGGAATGAGTTTGTCTGCTCCCAGACGTAACATTCCGGCTGGCTCCGTGCGTTACCCCGTGATGTCGTTCCGCATGAGGCAGATGGGACAGTCCACTGCTATTGCAATTGCCAGATCTACCAGTACAACTACTACATATGTTACTACTGGTAGCCCATTTCAGTTCACTGGTACATCAAATATTACCGCCGGAATTACGACCTTTACTACGGTAACTAGTGGAACCGTTGCTGTAGGTCAAACGGTTTCAGGTACGGGCATTCAAACCGGTACGGTTGTCACGTCCGTCACGGGGGGTATTATCGGCGTATCTTTGCCTTTTACCGCAACTAATTCAGGCGTAACAGTTACGTTTTTGCAAAACTACGCGGGTAAAATGTTGTCTTACAGCACTTATCCGGGCGCTACTGGTTCAAGTATATTGTCTAGCGTAACCGCCGCTTCGTTGTCAGGTCTTACGGGCAGCATTGCGGCGTCGTCCAACCTTGCCACTATTTCAGGTACAGGCGGAAGCGGCGTCTACATTGGTATGACGCTCGGTACGATAACCGGCGGTACGTTTGCTTCCGCTACTAATATCATTACCGGACAGGTCAGCGGAACAACGGGCGGTGACGGCACTTATACGGTCAGTGTTCCTAACACAAGCACTTCGACCGCAGGTACGTTTACGACGGCTACGGGCGCTGAACTTACATTAACTTTTAGCGCTGCTCACAATCTTGTTGTTAATGACCTATTGACGTTGACTGGATTTTCCGCTACGACGGGCACTACCAACTTTAACGGGATTTATCCGGTTGTTTCTGTATCAGGCAATAGCGTTGTAATCAATCTTGGGTACGGTATTAACCCGACAGGAACAATTACATTAGGAACTGTAACCGTTCAATATACCGCTCGTATCAGTAGCAATACGAACAACGTCTTGACTATCCAAGACGTAGTGACGGGTAACGCGTTACCTAACGGTCCAACTAACATTGCAGGTTCTACGGTTGGTTTGATCGACCGTGGTCAGTTGCTACCGCAGTCACTTATTATTTCGTCTGATCAAGTCTGCATTGTGGAACTTATTGCGAGTACGCCAACGGCGCAGGTCGGTCTGGATGGCGCGAGCTTCCAAGCCTTGAATACACAAGGCGCGCTCTACTCATTCGCGGAACGCGACGTGTCAGCTACGGCAATGAGTGGTGGTGAAGCGGTCTATGCGTTTACGTCTCCGGCAGGTGGCTCGGGTCTACAGCAGTTGGATCTGTCCAACTTCTTCCCCCTGCTGACCAATATCAAAGGCAACATCCCTGATATTCTGACTGTAGCGATCACGGTGGCGGCGGGTGGTACAGCTCCGAACATTGGCGTGAACGTGATCTGTCAGGAGGCGATGTCGTAATGGCTAAGTCTCCTGCGTGGCAGCGTAAGGAAGGCAAGAACCCTGCTGGCGGCTTGAATGCCAAAGGCAGGGCTTCTTACAACAAAGCTCACGGCGCTCATCTCAAGGCCCCCCAGCCCGAAGGTGGTTCCAGACGCGACTCGTTCTGTGCCCGGATGAAGGGTATGAAGCGGAAGTTGACCAGCAAGAAAACGGCCAGCGACCCGGATTCGCGCATCAACAAGTCTTTGAGGGCATGGAAATGCTAGGCAAACACGAAGACGTTAAGCATTTCATTGATTGGATGTTCGCGGCTTTTACGGTGGGTGCTGTGTTCAATTGGTTACCTGCTATCGCTGCGTTGTTCTCAATCATCTGGTATGCCATCCGTATCTGGGAGTCTGAAACCGTCCGTAAGCTTACGGGAAGGGCTGTCCCCCATGAGCGCGGTAAGTAAAGACAAAAGCTGGGCGTATAAACGGAAGTATTACCTCAAGAACAAACATTTTCTTCACGCAAAAAACTCTGAGCGCGTCCGCAAGGCTAGACTGGAGTTGATTAGTGAATTTGGTGGTCGATGTACTTACTGTGGTGAAAGAGATCCGGTTGTACTAGACTTTGATCATATTGATGACGGTGGAACAAAACACAGGAAGCAACATAACGGCACGATTTGGTTGGTCAAAAAATACCCCAAGTTGTATCAGCTTTTATGTAAGAACTGTAATTGGCGAAAAGAGTATTGGAGACGGATGAATGCCAAGTTCAAGCGCAAAGCAGCATCGACTGATGGCGGCGGTGGCACACAACCCCGGCTTTGCGAAGAAAGTGGGCATTCCACAAAGGGTCGGTCAGCACTTCAGCGACGCCGACAAGGGCAAAAAATTCAATCAAGGCGGCGAAATGAAACACGCAAATGAACTCCACGGCAAGGCCAAGGAAACGAAGGCGATTGCCAAGGAAGAAATGAAAGCCCTGAAGCGTGGTCACGCGCCGAAGGCCATTATGGAACATGAAAAGTCGGAGCATAAGGCTATGGGCTACAAGCGCGGCGGCAGTGTCGAGACCCCGAAGAAGGGTTTCGCTATGGGCAAAGGCATGGGGCATGGCCGTAAGGCTCCTCATAGCAGCAAGGGCGAAGAAGGCGACACCAAGCTGAAGGGTTTTGGTATGGGCAAGGGCACGGGCAAGGGTCGCTCGGTTACCCGTGCGAAGGCTCCCAAGGAAGAAACGAAGCAGAAAGGCTTCGCTATGAAGAAAGGTGGTCACGTCAAGCATATGAAAAAGGGCGGCAAGTCGCGTGGTGTTGCTCCGGCGATGCCGGGACTTCCGGGCGGTCTGGCTAGCGCTCTTGGCGGTATGGGTGGATCCCCGATGGGCGCGTCAGGCGCGTCCCCGATGCCGCAGCCGGGAATGAAGAAGGGCGGTCATGTCGCTCATCACGCCCACCATGGCCATGGCCATCAGATCCATCATCACCACCACTATGCCAAGGGTGGTAGCGTCCGTGCGGGTATTGATGAAAAGGCCGAGCGCGGCCATACTCGTGGCAAGCAGGTGAAGATGGCTTCCGGTGGTCACGTTGGCTCGCACCCGTCGCGTCGCGCCGACGGGATGGCCTCCAAGGGCCACACCCGTTGCAAAGTTGTCTAATTATTAATTTTTAGGAGATTGATTATGAAGCATGAAAAGAAGGGTCATCACGGTCACCCGAAGCATCACGAGCCGAAGCATCACCCGGAGCATATGACTCCGCATGTGCATCACCACAAGCATGGCGGACATGTGCATACCCACAAACACATCCGTGAGCATGTCCTCCATCACTTCCACGGGAAGTAAGTGATGCTTCCTTCACGGGGCATGGGCGCGATCAATCCGAACAAAGTATCTAAAAAGATACAGCGTAAGGATGCTCATGTCCCCGTGAAGGTCTATTGCGCGGGTGGTATGGCGAAGGGTGGTGGCGTCAACAAGGCGGGTAACTATACCAAGCCATCCATGCGTAAAGCTTTGTTCAACAAGATCAAAGCAAGCGCAACGCAGGGTACGAAAGCGGGGCAATGGTCTGCGCGTAAAGCGCAGTTGCTGGCGAAACAGTACAAAGCCAAAGGTGGCGGGTACCGTGATTAAAGGACCGCAGAAGTCGCTGAAAGACTGGACGCAACAGAAGTGGCGCACCAAGAGCGGGAAGCCGTCAAGCAAGACAGGTGAACGTTACTTGCCAGAAGCCGCAATCAAAGCGTTGAGTAATTCGGAATATGCGGCGACTACCGCAGCCAAGCGTAAAGGCAAGGCTTCGGGCAAGCAGTTTGTAAAACAGCCGAAAGGCATTGCCAACAAAGTCCGCAGTTATCGGTAACAGGTAATGACCACCTTACTCAGCGGCACAGACAGTTTCACTCCGAACCTCAATGACCTCGTAGAAGAGGCGTTTGAGCGTTGCGGGGCTGAACTTCGTTCTGGTTACGATCTGCGGACCGCGACGCGCAGCATCAATCTCATGATGTCCGAATGGGCCAATCGTGGGATCAACCTGTGGACGCTGGATACGGGGCAGATCCCGTTGGTCTACAACACGGCTACTTACAACCTGCCAATCGACACGGTAGATCTGCTGGATCATGTGATCCGTACCGGCTCTGGGACAACGCAGATCGACATCAACATCACGCGTATTTCCAGTTCGACCTACCTGATGATCCCAAACAAGACGGCCAATGGGCGTCCAATTCAGGTCTGGATCAATCGGTTGTCGGGCGCTACAAATGCCGATGGTACGGTAGCTTATCCAACTATCACGGTTTGGCCGACTCCGGATAACTCTACAACGTATACGTTCTATTACACACGGCTACGTCGTTTGCAGGATGCTGGAACTGGCGTCAATGGTCAGGATATTCCGTTCCGGTTCTACAACGTTTTTGTGGCTGGGCTTGCTTATTACTTGTCATTGAAGCTCCCCGGTTCAGAATCTCGTACTCCGATGCTCAAAGCTATGTACGACGAAGAATGGCAACGGGCGGCAGACGAAGATAGTGAAAAAGCTGCGGTTCGATTTGTTCCACGTGAAACGTTCTTGCGGTGACGTATGCCTAGCCGGTTTTCATCTGGCAAACATGCAATCGCAGAATGCGACCGATGCGGGTTCCGCTATAAGCTGACAGACCTCAAGAACTTGGTCATCAAGACCAAAAACGTGTCGATCAAGGTCTGTCCAACGTGCTGGGAACCTGACCAACCGCAATTGCAACTCGGCCTGTATCCGGTCAATGACCCGCAAGCCGTGCGAGAACCACGTCCCGACATCAGCTACTACGAACCCGGAAACGACGGTGCGGGTGGCAGTCGAGTTTATCAGTGGGGGTGGAATCCTGTAGGGTACAATACGTCGTTCCTACCTGAGACCACGAACAACCTTAAAACCGCTTGCGCCGTCAATGGCGTGTCTATAGTTTAGGAGCAAGGCAATGAAGAAGCATGGTAGTCACGGCCCCAAGAATATCGAAGGCGTGACCGGTGAAGCGATGAAGAAGTACGGTCGGAATCTTGCCCGCGCCATGAATCAGGCCAAGGGCAAAGGTCTCCACAAGCACAGTGGAAGGGGTCGGTAATGAGCAACAAATGGCAGGACTTCAAGTTCTTCGACTGGGACGAAGAGCCGATTGGCAAGTACAAGCAGCCGATGCCAAACCCTCGTACGGGCCGCGCAGGGCAGCAGGGCTATCCGGTCGATGAAGAAGACATGACCGGCACCAAGACCTATGGTCGGTGGATCCGCCCGCTGAACGGCGACAAGAAGGGGCGCATGGAGATCCGTGGCTGCAAGAATACGCAGCGTGGTAAGCGGTTCTATGATGAAGATCAGAACCGTGCCGCTCCGCGTACCAAGGGTCGTAAGCAGGTTTCCAGCGGGGAATAAGCCGTGAATTACACGCAGCTTGTACAGGCGATTCAGGATTATACGAACAACTCGGAAACGACGTTCGTAAACAATATTCCTATTTTCGTCCAACTTGCCGAAGAGCGTGTATATAACTCGGTCCAGATTCCGGCGATCCGCAAGAACCAGATCGGTAACCTGAATGCGGGCAACAAGTACCTTGCTCTACCAACCGATTGGTTGGCGACTTTCTCGTTGACGGTTATCAACCCTGCGACCGGCGCACAGACGTTCTTGCTCGACAAGGACGTGAACTTCATCCGTGAGTCGTACCCCCTGCCGACTATTACGGGGACTCCGGCTTACTATGCTCAGTTCGACGTAAGCACTTTAATTCTCGGACCCACTCCGGATCAGTCTTATTCGGTCGAATTGCACTACTACTATTACCCAACGTCCATCGTGACAGCAGGTACGAGTTGGCTAGGTACCAACTTTGAAGAAGTGCTTTTCTACGGGTCTTTGCGTGAAGCATATTTGTTTATGAAGGGTGAACAAGATCTTGTCAAGTATTGCGAGGACAAGTATGCCGAAGGCATGGCTCTTCTGAAGCAGCTTGGCGATGGTAAGAACCGTCGAGACGCCTACCGCAACGGACAAGTCCGCGTTCCTGTAACCTGAGGCCACCATGACCCAGCAGATTATCAATGTCGGCGCGTATCCTAACGACGGTGCCGGTGACCCGATACGTACTTCGTTTCAGAAAACGAACGCCAACTTTACGGAGTTGTACACGGGCGCGGGCGTCTATTACCCGCAGACAACGCAGGAAGCCTCTGTCGGTGTCGTGCCTACCAACTTCAATTATCCGGTTGGTAACGTGCTGCGTTATGGCGCAGATCCGACGCATAACCAAGAATGTACCGCAGCGTTCCAAGCCGCTGTCAACGTATGTAATTTGGCACAAGTCCCCATTCTTGTGCCTAGCGGGTACTACTACGTCAAAGGCCCAGTAATCGTTTCTGGTAGTTATTTCAACATCCAAGGACAAGACCCCCAAAGCACTATTATTGCTGGGGTGCCTCCGGCTAGCCAAGTTTTGCCGGACTTATCAAATTATTTCGGCAGTTACGTTTGTCATTACAACGTACCGTCTACCGATCTGTCTTATCCCACAGCGAATTATACGGGGCCAATGTCAGGCTCCGCGTTTTATTTTACTTCGCTTATTTACTCATCCGTTTTTGAAAATATCGAATTCAACGGTTACAAGTTTGCGTTGGCATTTCTTGAAACTCATGCTGCGCCCACGTTTACGAATTTGTTCGCTGGGTTCGTAAATGCGCTGGTGTTTTGTTACAAGGGGTCTCAGCTTTATACGTACGTTAACTGTTCTACTCGTGGCGGACCGGTTCATATCTCGTCGGCAACTTGCTTCCCAGACGGATCACCTTATGCCGGACAAGACGGGTATTACACCGACGGGTTCTCTTACACGTCTACAAACTCTCAGAGTTCTGCTGGCGGACAAGATCTAACATGGGCGGACAACACGCATTTCGCAAACCCATACTTCGATACATGGTTCATCAATTCTATTTTGAGACCTACGGTACCCAGCACTAGCGCGGGTACTACGGATTACGTTTATCCGTTCGACGTAAGCAACGTGGTTTGCAAACCTAGTGGTTGGGCGATTTGCTATATACCGTTCAGGAACCCCCGCGACGCCTACACGTATACCATCGTCAATCCCAATTTGGCTGCTGCCGGAACCTACGGCATGGGCTGCGTTAATACTTCCATAATTGGAATGGTAATTAATGGGTATCAATGGGAAGCTGTTAACGTTATCTTTTTGCAGCAGCATTTTATTTTCGGCTCCATCAACGCGCTTTACATACAGAACGTCAACACGACCACAAACGTCCTTGCTCAAGTTCCGTTTTACACATTGACTGGGCAGGGGTATTCCTCTGGCCGTACGGCGATTGACAACACCAATACAACGTTCATCAATTGCAAAATTACTCCCCCGACGTATAACGGCACGACGCTGCCGATCACGACAGGATTTGCATCCAATTCAAATGCGGTCCCCGGTAGCGTTGCCGGTCAAGTTATTCTGTTAGGTCAGAACACGGCGAATAGTTCTACTGGCTACGACAGCCGCGCGGATGGCGATATTGTCGTTACGTTGGGGCCGCAAAATGGCGGACTCGTATCCAACGACACTACGCCCGTAGATGCGTGGAATTTTAGCTGCACTTTGCCCATCAAGATGCCGGATGGGTATTTCCACCGTAGATTGAGTATGCAGGGTAACGGAACTCTTACGTCCGGTATCTTGAACGTCAACGTGCTGAATCTGGCTACCGGCGAAACTGACTACGGTCAGTTTTATATGCAGTTCGGTAACAATCCTTTCTCGTTGACGACTTCCGCTGCTACCAATAATGGCGATCAGTACATCTACGTTACGTCTGCGCCGCCAATCACTGTTTCCCCGTTCTCTCAGTTTACGCTGAACGGAACGACGGTTACGATCAATAGTTATGATTCCAACAATAAGCGGCTTGTTGTTCAAGGTGTCGTCAGCGGGTTGTCGGCTACGGCGGCTTCGGGTTCTACGATTTCGTGGACTATTTTCTCCAAGACGCTAACGCCGTTTTCCAGAAATTACCTTACACTTAACCAAGCTTCTGCGTCGGGCTACGAATTAATATCTAACATCTCGTCGTATACGCAGACGATGGCAACGACGGACCAAGCGGTCTATCTGTCGTGTACGTTTACCAATACGAAGATGCCGCCGTCGTCCAAGTACAGCACGACTGTTCCGACGGGCGGGCCGTGGGCTGCGGGAACAATTGTTTACAACTCCTCACCTGCTTCAAACGGCTATGCCGGATGGATCTGCACGGCGACGGGCGGCTACCCCAACAATCCCGGTAGCCCCGCTGTCTGGCAAACGTTCGGTGCAGTCGGTGGCTCTAGCGGTGGTAGCAGCACAAACCTGCAAGCCTTCACCACTCCATATAATGGCTCTCCTTCTACTATTGGTATATGGAACAAGCCCGCTGGGGCTAAATTGGTTCGCATCATAGCGATGGGCGGCGGTGGCGGTGGCGGTAGTGGCGCTTTGTGTGCTGTCAGCGGGTCTTGTAGCGGCGGCGCAGGCGGAGGGGGCGGCGCTTATTACGACGCAACTTTTGATGCAACTCAACTACCTTTAACGCTTAATGTTTATGTTGGCGCTGGTGGATTAGGAGGCGGCTTCGTCTCAAACAGCGTTGGAGCGGGCAACCCCGGTTTAGCAGGGGGCGAGACATACGTTGTAGATAGCACGTCACTCCAATGGGTGTACGTATGGGGCGGTGCTGGCGGTGCTGGTGGATCCGCTGACGGATCTGTGGTTCTGGGCGGCGGCGGCGCGGGTATCTGGGGCTTTGGTTCCGGGTCTACCGGCGGCACTTATGGCGGCGGTAACGGTATCGGAGACTCGACCTCTACCATCGTATATCCGGCTATACCTTTCGCGGGCGCTGGCGGTCTTGGAACCAGCAGCGCCAACGGCCCTCCTTCTCACCCTGCGGGTAGCGCTATGTACGGCGGCGGAGGAGGCGGTGCTGGCGGATGCATTAAGGCGGGTGCTGTAACTAGTGCTGGTAATGGCGGTTGGGCCTATGGGGACAATGTTGGTAGCTCGGCAGGTGCGAGTGGCACGCCCCCCGGACCCGGAAGTACGGGATACACGTTCAATTACATGGGCGGCTCTGGCGGCTCTGGCGGCGGGTCGACTGTGGGCGTGACGTATAGCGGTGCAAAGGGCGGCGACGCCAATGGTGGTGTGATAGGACAAAACTACGGCGCGGGCGGCGGCGGTGGCGGCGCAGCGATTTGGAGAACGGTTGAGACTTCTGGCAAGGGTGGCGCGGGTGCGCCCGGATTCGTGCTATTTATCACGACGTTCTAAGCTGACGGGAGTAATTTGTGAGCATCATCCAAGGCCAGTGCGGTAGCTTCAAGACGGAACTTCTTGAAGGATTTCATGCGTTTAACTCGGCCTACCGCACTGCCGATACGTTCATGATGGCGCTATACACGTCAGCCGCTTCGCTGGACCCCAATACGACGACTGTCTATACGACTGTGGGCGAGACCTCCGGCCCCGGATACACGGCAGGGGGCATCATCCTGACCCCCCTCTCCCCGGCCAACTCTGGGACGACAGCGTATTTATCCTTCAACAATGCCGTCTGGACGAACGCCTCATTTACGGCCAACGGTGCCTTGATATACAATAGTACGCAGGGTAACCGCGCTGTGGCTATTCTGGCGTTTGGGAACAACAAAACGCCCAACAACACGGTCTTTACCGTGCAATTTCCGGCTAATGGCCCGACCACTTCCGTGCTTACGTTTACCTGATAGGGTTGCCCAATGCCTGTTACCGTATATCACTCGTTGACTGCAACGACCCCGGATAACACGGCATACGAAATCAAGCCGTCGAACTGGAACAGCAAGCATGTCGCCTCTGTCAGTATGGTGGGCAGCGAGGTCGTTGGGGCGTTCTCCAACGGCGGCAACGTCTCATTCGGACTCAACTCCAACGGCTACATCACGGCCACGGTCAGTGGTAGTCAGTCCATCCAGACCCAAAACAGCGTTCTGGTGCAGAGTAGCTCCGGCAATATTGTTTTCGGTAGCAGTGGA